CTTCTTCTTCGATTTCTTCTTCTTCGAACTCCCACCCTACTTTGACAACGACAGTACCTTCGTCCACGGCTGTGCGCACGTAACTGTCAATGAACTTGGTTTTATTAAGTTTGGTGTTGAATTGATTGTTGAGTACCAGCTGGTTCTGGCGCGCCGCTTCAACATCTTCCCAGGTAACTGGGGATGCTTTAAAGATGTTCTCACTGGAGAGGAAGGGTTCACTTAACGAGGAATAACGCCACTCCGCTTGTTTGCGGATTAGCTTCGGCTGCATACTGGAGCGGCCTTTTACCTTAGGCAGTTTGGCAGACCCCTCAATATTGAGATTATCTAACCAAGCACGGATCTTCGACTTCTGTTTGTCATGATCAACTTTAGCGTCATCTCTGTCCTGTAGCAGGTCTGTGAGCTTAGGCGGGTTCTTCCAATTTAATGGATTTACCGGCTTTGCATCATCATAATTTTGCTGGGTGGAATCGTCCTGGCCTGCCATACGTAACTCTCTAATGGGCGAAATTAGCGTCAACGTATCAAAGCAAAATAATTATTTCTGATAATTATGTCTTTGCGCCAATTAACTTCTCAATACGCATAGAAACGGATGCACCGTATAGCGAGCCTGCAACGGTACCAATGATATAGGGCGGGATAAGCCAATAAGTTAATTCTTCCGCCACCAGCAAATGCATGGTCAAGAACCACAGCCCATTGGAGAACACGGAACAGATGGCGTGGTAGTACATGTTATTCCGGTTCCTGGCCCGGGAAACCAATGAAAATGACACATTCTGGGCAAACGCCAATACTATAATCAGGTACATACTCATTAGCAGAAGCCCCTGTCGTGGAATTTATCGATTTCATCGTGGGACTGTACTTGCAAGTTCTCTGTGATCAGCCGTTGACATGATGCTTCGAACTTACCTGCGTAGTTATTACCTTCATGGAACTCATTCGATATCCCTTTAGGGTTATGCGCGCGGCTGGCGACATACCACAGCAATGGCTCAAGGTGAGTATCCGGCAGATTTACGGCTACTTGCGCAGGAGATGATATGGCCAGGTGCTTTGAAATCCTGGGATGGTTTGCGCGGTAGACCACACGCAAACTGGTTGTTTCAAGCAACCATGGCGCTTTAGTGCTGTCGGTGGGAACCTGCAGTAGGTGGCTGGCCGTGCTACGCACGCCCATAGCATTATCAATCTCATTCAAGGGGACTTCGTATTCCTTATCCCGGTAGGTAGCGTAAACACGTTCGATACGCATCAAATCGCTTTCGAAAGGACTGTCGGTATCGAGAATATACTTTACTGGCTGCTTGGACTTGGTATTACTGACAGCGTAGTCTTTGGTGATCACGTACGTGCCTTTACCCGGGACCAGGTCAAGAGTAAGTTCATTCTCATGTAACAGAAATCGCTTATGCAGTTCAGTCAACCCCAGTGCAATGAAGGGGAGAATGATCTCGAACTTATCTTCAGGGATACTCTCTTCAGTATTCCCTATGCCTCCGGAACCCATAACAATATTGCGTAGTTCACCGTAAGCCAGCTGGTCGTAAATATCTTGTAATGTCATATCATCCTCATACTATGTAAGAAGCCAGGTACGGATCTTCCTCTTCGGGTTCATCGATGTTCCACATCCCATCGTCATTTCGTTGCATTTCCCCAACTTCTGAGGGCCGCCAAGACTTCAGCACAGCTAACTGCGAAATCGTATCACTGAAGTCATCATGTTTGCTGCGAAATCCTGCGGGGGAAACCAGACTCAATTCATCCATTGCCTGGATCATAGGAGGTTGGTGGCGTTTCTCCCGAGGGAAATAAATCTTTCCGGATTTGAACCAAGGCACTACCACACCAAATCGAGCGATCTTATCGTTACGTGGGCGTATACCGGGCTTGTTATCATTGCCTTCTGAGGCCAGCGGGAAGTAAACATTTCTTACGCCCATCTGATCTTGTATCCAGGGGATGAAGCCCGCTTGCTGCCCACTGACTTCGATGCCTACCGACTGGGGTTTATACATCTGCGCCAGGCGGAACAAATCATCGATGTTGGCATTCATTAGCTGGCGCCGGCAGATGCCATCGACCCAGAACCAGTCGCCATTGTTATTCAAGGCCCAGACACTAATTACCGAAAAGTCAGCAGAGTCTTTACCGCCTACGGCGAAATCAGTAGTGATATAAAAATTAAAGCGGAACTGCTGATCGATGACCGCATTGATGTTGTACCACCGGATATCATTATCCTGAACCAAGCGGTCTTCGTCGGACATGATGCGAAGCATAAGCTCTTGGTTGAAGGTATCTACCTTCCCTAGCTTCATGGCTTTATCGTACTGACTCTTCACATACTCATAGGTGAATCGGTCTGGCCAGGAGCTGCGGAACTCTTCTTCAGTGCAGGGAAACTTCTCACATACCGGGAATACGTTAACCAACCAGGCACCGGATTCGACTGCTTTGTACAAAGGATCTTTTGCGTTAAATGGCGTGCCTGACCAAATGACCAGGTTCTTCTTCGGATGCAGCGCGTAGTCCACGGCCTTGTAGACCGTGTCCTCCACGGCTGCGATTACTGTAGCCGACCGGGCGTCTTCATCCGAGATCAGGTCATCGAGTACCGCCAGTACTGGTCTGGTACCCAACTCCTTGGCTCCACGAACGCCGGTCTTGGCGCCGTAACCCTTGACGATAAACCGGTTACCATCAGCATTCAAAAATTCCCAGCGTATATCCGTAAAGCGTATCGTGGGAATATACTCGCGTAAGAATTCAGAGTTCTCGTGACGAAACTCCAGGTTCTTACGCATATTCTTTACGCCGTTCTCGATGGAGTCAGACACGTACAAGGCCAATGGCACAGGGCCGAAGCCAGGTATCTGGCCATACACCCCGATGTACAGGAATAGGTACTCACCCATCAACGTGGTCTTGGCAATACCGCGATGACAGAGGTTGGCTATACGTGCCCCATTCTTCGTCATCGTATCGAGCATGCGATAATGCACGAGCGGCGTTTTGTTTTCTTCGCCTTGTGTGCCATTCACCAGTTTGATGAAGGTCACGAACTCCAGGGCAAACTCACTGGGAACGTAATGAGGATCCAGGGTGTATTCAACTGCCCTGAGGTAATCCTCTACGCTTTTCGGACCGCCTAGTACTTCTTCAACGAAATCTTTCACTCGACCCGTGTAGCCTCCCCCTCTAAAACAACTGGTGAATGTGCGATCTCTTGGGCATTCATACTTCCTGCCTGTACCGCCAGGCGTTGTGCTGCCGCCAGCTCCAGTGTGGCCTGGCGCAACTTATCAATGCTGCTGTCTTCTTTAACCCCAATGTCTAGCTGGATCTTCTGGGTTTCTGGTTGCTTAAGGTGGGATAACAATGAGTTAGCCGCATCAGTACGGACTTTTTCGCTATTGGCATTAATCATTAGTTCGGCCTGGGTATTCAAGGCCTGCTGGTATAAATCCTGGTTCAGTACCCAGGTGGGTACCAATGTCTGCTCAAGTAGCATTCCTACCAGCTTTGACTTGTGGTAAGCCGAGACATAGCTGGCCACATCTTTAGCCGATGTGCCTTTGTTTTCAAAGCGCTTAATTTTATCGGGGAAGGTACGGCTGTAAGCCGCAATATTACTTCTGCCGGCCAGCTTGTGGCTGACATACTTCACCGCATCAATGTAATTGGCAATCTTGAAGCGCCCGTCTTGCATGACGCCGGTGTAACTCAACAGGTTATCCCGGTACTGCTCGTACATTTCTGGCTCAGCCAGGACCTCATTGATCTTGAACATCAAGTCCTTACCAATGGTACGTTTTACTTTGTCTGGTAACGCTGCTTTAAACTCTTCTTCAGTGAGTGCGTTACTTACTTCTGGCATATTCATGCCTGTCCTCCAGTTAAGTTACCGGGTGACTATAGAACCCTTATTTATTTTTTTCTGGGATAAAAAAAAAGCCCCTCCGAAGAGGGGCCAATGAACTACTACAAGGGGACTATGATAGCGCGCAAGGAGACGCACTCAAGCCACTATATCCCCGTGTTTCCTAAATTTCTGGTATTTTTTCAATAAACTCGGCTAATCTGGTCATCCAACCCTCTGCAAACACTGATTGGCCAGGACTTCGCTCCAATATCTTCCCATAATGAATGGCCCTGGCGGCTACCAACGCTGCTGCAAGCTCCCGTGGGTCCATGGCATCGGCTGCTGCCCTTGTTTTCGGTCCGATTACCCCATCTGGACTGGTTTCAATAGCCCTTTGCAGTAACTTAATGGCTGTCCGAGGCCCGTGGTGCACTGCCGCATCCAATAACATCCCCTGTACGGGTATTGACCCAGTGACTGTATGCAGTCCGTGCTGGCGCCAGTACATCAAGTAGTAAATATTCTCCGCCTCGGCCCGGGTAAGCTTCTGCACATCGTCTGCAGTCACCTCATTATTGCGGTATTTACCCAGGGTCTCCAAGGTAATCCCCATATTGGTGGGACCGCCCTTATCGGCTGGATGATTCACATACCCGCCTTCCCTACGTATCACTTCAGCTATCAGATCTTCAATCAAGGTCTTGCCCTCTATCATTGTTATTGAGGCCAAGTATCCCAATTGGGATTTATTTTGCTGGTTTATTTGTAAAACCCCCTTTAAGCCAGTAAATACGTGGCCTGTAGGGCGAGTGCTCCAGAATGAGGGTAATAACGACTACCTCTGCTAAGTACTATATACTCTAAGAAGGAAAGAAGCTTCGCCAATGTTAACTAAATCAATCACTTACGAATTATTAGAGTGCGCCTTGCGCGCATAGGTGGGGTGTATATAGCACCTCCGGCGCTTTTATGGTACGATTCTGAGCACAACTGCTACGGGAAACCATAAGAATGTCTTACCATCAAATTACTGTCCTTGCAGGGCAGGATCACAACAAGTATATCCGCAGGAAAAACACCGAATCATTCAGACTAAAGTACTCTCTAAGCCAAGCTGAACGCAAGTCCCTGGTCAGAGATGCCGGTGTCCACGCGTTAGTCCTATTTGAGTACTATCTCAGATTAGCCTCCACCGAGAATGCCCCCATCAATGACGAAGATGCCGCCGAGTACTTCGACTGGTCAATCCATACCGCTAAACGCTGGCGCCTGGCCCTGGTCAAGAAAGGGTGGATGGCAATTGAGAAAGCCAGATTAAACAATGGTCGGAAGATACAGGTAGTTTATTTAGGTCAAGAAGAAGTAGAAGCTGCCGGCCTCAAGCCCCGTGGCGTAGCCGAAGGGGCGTAGGTCGGTATTAATAACCACCAGCCCGCTAGGGAACTTTCTTTCGCCCCACTCAGAACTGCACTGCGCAACTGCTCTGGCTGCGCCCCGCAGTTGCTGCGTTTGTTCTTCCTGGCTTGAAACAAACTTCCCCAAGACCGGGCTGATCCTAATTATTATTTTGCATCGCCTTTTTCAGAATTTGCATAGCGGTGTATGAACCCAGTACTGACTACCCTCAAACTCATAAACCGAAGTACCCCCCCGGTACCTATTCCTATTTGGTTCTGTGCGCACTCCCCACCTTCTTTACACACCACTACCGTGGCAGTTGAGGCTACAATCCGTAGTCATACCTATAGGAGTCTCCTCATGAGAGATGCATTAACTAAGTTCTGGGCTACCCTCATAGCTCTATTAAACGGTATCGAAACAGGCGCCAACGCTTTTGATACCACTATGTCAGCAGTCCACTATGTCGCTAAGACTGGTGAACTCACGGCCAAGGGCTTCCATGATGAAGTCCTCATCGACCAGTACGACAAACAACTCGCTCTGGACAAGCAGAAGGCTAAACTTAAGCTGACGTAATCTATAACCTACCCTTGCGGGTAGGTTATTTTTTACACATTTACACAGCAATAGATAGTAATCCTTAAGAGTTATATCCCCTGTGTGCAGGGGGTAGATAGCTATCGCTATGGTTATGGTTGAGATGCACTGTATCTCTCTACCTAAGCATCATCCCTGTAATTCCCTATACATTCCTGAGTGCTTACTGCATCTACGCATAGTAGAAGCAAGACAGTAATGCACTCACATTCTAATACTTCTAATTAATCTATTAATAGCTAGAGATAGCTGAGGATATAACTATGACT